CTCCAAATCGACGACATGCTACAAAGAACACTGCTCCCATTAAAGCACGACGCGTTTCCCCTCGAAGTTTAAGAGCATCTTCTTGTGATCGAAACAGAGCACATGCCTCCTGAAGAATTGCCTTTGTAAATCCATGGCGATACGAATACTGATTCAGTATTTCCATTGCCGATAACCATGACCGTTCGGAATGGGATGCGAGAGACCATGCCGAAAGTCTTTGAATATTTTTGAAAGCGGGTGAGTTCACTTTCTTGTTCATCATCATTGATCCGTAAGATGAGTCTGGTAGTAATGAATTGATTGATAAACCTACACGTGTAGGATCTTCATGTCTGTCTTCTGCTCCGTAGTATCTCCATTCTGCTCCTTCGTCGATTACTTGTTCAAATATTATTCCACAGCAAGTGCATACACGCTGACCTTCTTCCACAATCAGTTGCTTCTCTGGATGATCGCACATTTCTTGCCTATCTTCTATTCGCAAACATATGAGTCCATTTTTAACGATTTACAGACGACTCTGTAAATAGTTCATTGCTGAATCATCATACACAAACGGACGATAATCTGCTCCTGTTTTTGGAGGCGCCCTTAATCGTGGTTGTTGATTTTGCGGTTTAATCCAGGAAATGACTAGAGTTAAACTGTTACTGACCCATACTTGAAATCCTTGTTCCAATAAAGCATCCCGAACGTATTCGACTGCTTCTCGATGATCGTAAAGAGGATATCCAAATACAAAAGAGGGAACATCGTAGGCAAAATAAGGAGCTTGGGGATTTTGAATAGCGTACAGTTTAAGTTGAGAACATAAATTGGATAAAACTGGACGCATGGCCTGCATTTTAGAACTCTTGCGTTCCTCTTCCTGCTTCCATAAATCTTTTGCGCGAAGCATTTTACTACTTATATCAAAGAACATATAATGAACATTCTAGCGTTAAATGGTGGTGGCATGCGTGGTGCTCTTCAAGTAGGTGCACTTAAAGAAATAGCACAAGAATCTGCTATATCGTTAGTGGAAAGATTTTCAGGGGGCATCTACGGATACTCTATTGGTGCGTTAATCGCTACATTAATAGCATTTGATTTTGATTTAGATGCGTTTACTGAACTTACCGAAATCTTGGGAAATATGCAGGATACTTTGAATCCTATACGCTTACAAACCCTGCTTTCCTTTACCGAAAAACAAGGTGTAGACGATGGAGCAAAAATAAAGGAAGTTTTAAAAGAAGCCTTTCAAAAACGGGGTTTAAATTTAGATACTCTCCGTGTTGGAGATGCGTCTGTTCCTCTTCATATTATTGCCTCTGATCTAACTGATTTAAAATTAGTTATTTTTGGAAAAAACATGATGTTATGGGACGCTCTACGCGCTTCTTTTTCTATTCCTTACATTTTCACACCTCATGTCATTCAGGGTCATACATTTGTAGACGGTGCAGTTTTGTGTCAAAATATTATGAGAATTGTTCCTCAAGAACAACGAAAAAATACATTGTTTCTACTGAATGCGCAATCAAGAACTATAACTCCGCAAAATTATTTATCAAGTATTCCATTTATGAGAAATATCAAAGAAACGCACGAAATACGAGACATGTATCCGAATAATACATGTCTCCTAATCGAAGATGATTCTAAAATGTTTAGTCTGTGGAACTCAACACAAATGGTTGATCATTTACTTGCTGTTGGACGTATCCGCTACCAAGAGTTCAGGTCCCAACGCAGATGTCAAGAACTCCCTTAAAACTTCAACTTTTGGAGGTCCTAAATATTCATAAGTTTTAGACGTTGTTTCAAGTTTGTAAGTTGGATATGAATCTACTTTATACTTTCCACATGTCTTCTTATCGGAATCGCAGTTAATGTATTTTACATCCACTACTTTTCCACCGTAAGTGTAATCTTGAACGAATGTATCTAAACTACGAACGGTTGGTTCTGCTTCTTGGGAATAAGGACACCATTTCGTGTAAAAGAAAAGGAGATGTGCTTTATCAGGTTCAACAGAGACAGTAACAGGAGTGTCTTTGATCACCATACGAGAGGCAGGAGGAAATCCACGAAAGAACCAGTAGACACCTACGAACAAAATGAGAAACACAAACGTAAAACCTGCTGCTGTGAGTCCAGTCTGTAGGTTATTCATTTTGGATAAATAGCAGATGATATTTTTCGTTCTGAAGCATACCATTCACGATATGCTTGAAGAACTGGAACACCAGAAGCCAATTTCCACATAATTTGTTGTGTTTGGCGCTCTGGTTCTCCAGGTTTAGGAGTTGCTATATACCACTTACCGTTATAGCGAAACATTATGTATTATATACTTTGGTTACCTGTAATAGTTTACAAGCGGGCAGGGAAACCGACGAGGTTGGCACCGATACCGAAACCAGCACCAGTACGGGCAGATGAACCGACAGATGGAGCATAGATATCGAGGATGGCGAATACGGCTAATGCAGTTAATGCAATTGTTCCGATTTCATCGACACGGAGTTTCTTGCCTGGTAAGAGGTAGCAGGCAACTGCTACGGCAAGACCTTCCAAGGCATACTTAATTAAACGCTTGACTAAGTCAGCAATGTCGATTCCCATGGATGGAGCAGGTTGTTGTGCGGCGGCCATTTGTTTATACTTGTTAAAGGAGATTTTTTTAGTCATCGGTGTAAGCGAACAGGAAAAGAGCAATTAAACTCATTCCTATGGCGACCCAACGCAACCCATGGATAGATTCTTTGAATAAAAAGACCCCTGAGAATGTTACGAGCACATCAGAGGAAAGATTCCAAATTAGATTGGTTGCTGTCATGTTTTCAAAGTTCATAGCCTTGATAAAAAGGTATGGTTGAACTGCATAAACGAGAGTTGCAAGAGTTAAACCAGACATGTATGAAATAGAACCTAAATGAACGAACTTGGCAGTAAACATCATGAATACATCAATTATAGCCATACCAACACCGAACACAATCGGAAGAGTAGAAAACTTTCCAACCTTCCAGTTGACTTTGGAAATAGCGACATCTAAGAGGTCGCCTTCAATTTTCTTTACCATTGTTTTACTTGCCAGAAACAAAATGCCAAACTGCCTTATGTGTTACATACCAAACGAGACCGAATACGGCGGCGTGGGTGAGTGCGACGGTCATTTTAGAACCGCCGGCAGGGAGGGAAAGGAGAATTCCAGGGGTTAAGAGATAGAAGAGCACTGCTGCATATAAAGACATCCACCACATTGTTTTATTATAAACGCGGAAAAACTATTTTAACGGTTAAGGTTCATTAGTATAAATGAGCAAGCGTGTTGAACTCCCAGTTAAAGACGAAGACGGCGTCGTAGATTATTTGGATGAAGATCCAGAATTGCCAAACCAACGCTATGTCATTGTTTCCTTTATTTCACCTGAAAAAGTGATTGCCAAGAAACAGGATTACTTCTTTGAAAAATTCATTCAATGGATAGATTACGACTGGAAAGTCAAGGGTCTCGAACATTTAGCAGACTACCTCGCCAAGAAATACAGTATCAAAATTGATGACATCATGAAAGATATTCACGATTTCGAAAAGACCCATCGTGATGAAATCAAGAAGACTGATGTCCCTGAACAATACCAAGTTTTCCTTTTGAAACACGAAAAAGAAGTTCAAGAATCATTCGATCGTGAAAACAACTTTCAATGTAACATTCGTGGTGTAAAAGTTCGTCGTGCCTTTCCTTCCTACGAAGAAGCTCAATTATGGTGTAAGGTTTTACAACGCAAATACCCAAAAGACAATCTTATGATTGGTCGTATGGGTTGTTGGTTACCATGGGAACCTTCTGAACATCTCATGGAAAATGTAGAATACGCAAATTCTCAATTGAACGAAATTATGCGCAAATACAAGGAAAACGAAGCAAATCGCGAACTCTTCTTTGCAGAAGAACGCGAAAACTCCATCAAGGCACAAAAGGAAGAAAATGCTCGTCGTCGTGCGGAAAATCAATTGAAGGATATGTCAAATCCAGTTCATCCAGCAGAAGGTGCTATCCGTGACTTATAAAAAAATCATAAATGTATATAAATCATGGATCATTCATCTTTGGGAAAGCGCGTTCGTAAACCAACAGAAATGGGTGCTCAATACAGAGCACAAATTGAAGCAGCAAAAGCACGTGTCGCTGCTTTAAAAGAAAAGAAGGAACGCACTGTCAAAGAACAAAAAGAATTAGATGATTTGATTGGTATGTTTGGTGAAATGAAGATGGGAGGACGCAGACGCAGACATCATACTCGCAAACACAAGAAGATGACTCGTAAAACACGCGGTCATAAATATTATTAAGTTCCTTTTCGGACCCACACAGATGGTCCTTTACGATTAGAAACAGCATCTGGACTATATTCGTTGGATGCTAACATTGTAGACGCAAATGGGCGATTATCTACCCACAAAGATTCCGCACACATATGAAATTGCGGATGGTCGCTTGCTTTATACCAAAATACCTGATCTTCAAGTTTATTCGAAGACGATGAATTGCAGATAACGAGACATTCATAGTTTTCCGTGCACTGATCCATAAATTGACAGAACATTTCAAAAGTGGGAAACATACCTGCGTAGTTTTCGTAAATACGACGACGATTACCAAGAATGTTTTCACGAAGAATGAAGACAAAATCTACATTGGTACGCAAGTTAGGAGTAATACCGAGTGGATATTGCATAGTAATCATTGTAGATAAATCTACATGACGACCATTCATGAAAACGTAACGCGTTGATTCTTCTTTGATCCAAGATGAATCGTATAAACAATCGTCAAGAATAAGAAACGCACGAGGATCAACATTTGAACTAGGATTTTGTCCTCGTTGTTGTTTTAATGCCAACTGACGACGAATAACATTCATAATGATTTCAGGTTTGTACTTGTCGTGAATGAGTTTAGAAGGAACCATGTCTTGAAAGAAACGATTGGCAACTTCTGTTCCTGAAATAACCGTCCCAATAGGAAAAGCGTCCTGATTATGATAGAGAATATCCCGAACTAAGAAAGATTTTCCCGTATCTTTTTTACCTATAATGACTATCATCGGAGATTTGTGCGAATCAGGAGCACACCTCTGTTTGATGATATCCATGTTAAATTTCTTGATGTTAAAGTTATAGTTCATTAGTATTTTCACAAGAGTAAATAATGAGTAAAAATACACATGCGTATACCATACACTCGGTTAAGTTAAATGCAAACGACGCAATACGAGTTACGGGAAATATTGCGTTATTTTCAATTGTGTATACTGTAGCAGGTGCTTTTCTTTCATATGTTCTTTATTACTTGTTTGATGTATATGATGACGATAACAAAGAATGGGAATCAAAAGGATTGAATTACCAGTTATTTGATGTAGCCATCGAAGTATGTATTATAGGTATAGTCGCATTCTGGTT